CCTCAAGCGCTATGTCTACAACGTCTATGGTTTGGCCTTTGCGTTGACCAAAGTTCTGGTTGAAGACGGCGATCACATCCGTATCGGTCAGGTCTATGCCCGTCACTTGGCACAGTCGCTGATTGAGACGAAAGAAACCCTGTCGGCTAACGTTCTGAACCGCGCCTTTAACAGCGCCTATCCGGGCGGTGACGGTGTGCAGCTGAACTCTGCTTCGCACCCGATCAAGAACGGCACCTTCTCGAACCTCCTGACCACTGCAGCTAACCTGTCCCAGACTTCTCTGGAGCAGATGCTGATTCAGATCCGTCAGGCAGTGGACAACAACGGCAAGAAGATTCGTCTGGTTCCCCGCCAGCTAGTGGTGGCTCCGGGCAACGTCTTCCAAGCTGAAGTTCTGCTGAAGTCGGTTCTCCGTGCTGGTAACGCTAACAACGACATCAACCCAATCAAATCCATCGGCCTGCTGGACGAAGGCGCTGCAGTTCTGTCGCGTCTGACTTCTTCGACCGCATGGTGGGTTCAGACTGATGCCCCAGAGGGCATGAAGCTGATGATGCGTCGTAAGCTTGAGAAGACGATGGAAGGTGACTTTGAGACTGACTCAATGCGCTACAAGGCAACTGAGCGTTACGACGTTGGCTTCACTGACCCACGTGCCATGTATGGTACGCCGGGTGTCTAAACCAAGGGGGAGAGCTTCGGCTCTCTTCTTAATAGGAGATTGAAATGACGCAAACCTATTTTGGTTCTGGCATTCGCTCGGGCAGTGACACGCTTACTGATACCGTAGACGGCGGATTCTGCGTCCTGATGCAAACAGTTACTGTGACCTCGAACTCTACTGGCGCTATCACCAGTGGTTCGATCACGGTTCCTGAGAACTCCCAAATCATCGACATTACTGCGTCGAAGATTGTGAATTGGGATGTTGGATCGGGCACAGCAAATGCGCTGAATATTCGTGTTGGTAGTTCGTCAAACGGTGCCCAGTACATGCCGACTACGAATGTTGCTACCACCAATGTTACGACTGGCAGCTTGACTGTTGCAAACCTGCTGGCACGTAGCAATGTTGCAAACAACATCGTGATTTATTGTTCTGTTGATCCTGATGGCAACGTAGCTAACACTCAGGCTCAAATCCTGTTTAATGTGCTGTACGCTCAGAAAACTTAAAGGAGAAGAGCTATGGGTCAGTTTAAGCCAATGGTCAAAATGATGACCACTGAGCCCAGCGTAGAGCTGAAGCTCAAAAACGGCGGTGCTGTAGCTATGAAGAAGGGTGGCTCAACCACTAAGGCCAAGAAGATGGCTGCTGGTGGTATGGGCGGCATGGGTGGTCTGGGCGGCGCTGGTGCTATGGCTGGTCAGGCTCCTATGGTAGGTCGCCCTGCAATGGCAAACCCCGTTCGTACCCCTGCTAAGCCGACTATGGCATCGCGTCGCAAGGCGATGATGGCAAAGCCTGCAATGAAGGATGGTGGTTCTGTGGCTGAGAAGCTCAAAGAACACGCCTCTAAGCCTGCTTCTAAGGCCCACAAGGGTCTGAAGACTGGCGGCGTTGTAGACGGTCAAGGTGGCTACAAAAACGGCGGCATTATCAACACGGAAAATCAAGGCGGAGAGTATCGCAACACTAAGATGCACACTGCCAAGACTGACCATTCACCTGCCAAGACTGGCGGCGTGAAGATGGGTAATGGCGGCGGCTACAAGACTGGTGGTGTGGCGAAAGCTAATGCGGGTGGCTATAAGAAGGGCGGCTCCGCAAAAAAGTATGCTGACGGCGGTTCAGTTCAGGCTGATGGACGCGCCGTCAGAATGCCACAGGGGGAGAAGAAGCCCTCTCAGCCAGTAAGTATCAGCCGGTTATCAGGCACCTTTAAAACGGGTGGCAAGGTAACTCCAGCTGAAGGTCGTCTACAGAAGATCCACAAGGCTGAGAATGCTCCGGCATTCAAGGCTGCCAAAACTGTTGAGCTAGATCGGTACTCCAAATACCAGAAGTCTGGTAAGAAGATGGCGGCAGGTGGTGATCCTGTTCATGGTTCTGCGGCAGAAAGTCAGGGCTACAAGAAGTTTTACGAAGATGAAAAGGCTGAAAACGAGGCCGATCGTAAAGCAGCGATGGATGCTCTGATGCACCCGATAGAAACCATGAAGAGCCTACCCGGCAAGATCAAAGAGGGTTTTAATGCTTTGACCAAGCCAAGGGGGCAAGGTTCTGTGACCACGACAGAGCGCGAAGTAAGCCGCACTGTCTCTCCGGGTAAAAAGCGGGGCGGTAGGGCGTGTTAATGAGATAGGGGGCTTAGTCCCCCTGTCTTTTATTGGAGATTGAGATGCCAGCAACAGCAACCTCTCAAACTTTGTTCGATGGTGAGCGTGTAGCCATCATGAAGTTTGATTTCACAACTACAGACTCATCTGGTGAGACTGGCGTTGTAAAGGTTAATCCTGCTGCTTTGACGCCATCAAACTCTGGTGGCGGAGCTTGCAATTCTGTTACTTTGCTAAAGATTTCTGCTTTGACTTCTGGGATGTCAGTTTCGATGTTCTGGCAGGCAAACACTCCGTTGATGATTGAGACAATCCCGTCAAATACTCAGTACATTCAGGATTACTCCAACATTGGCGGTTTAATAAACAATGCTGGTTCAGGTAAGACTGGAAACATTACGTTTACAACGTATGAAACTGGTGCTGGGGATGCTTATACCGTCATCCTTGAGATGCAGAAGCATTATGTCAATCCTTATGCTTAAAGGTATGTTATGAGAGCCCAAAGCGTATCTAAGACTGGTATTGGATCAAGTTCTGCATTAGTCATGAATACCAACATCAGCCCATTTAACGTGGGTTTTGGTGTCACGGTTTCCGGCAATGTCACGTACAGCGTTCAGCATACGTTTGACGATCCGGGCGTTGGATTTACCACATGGTTTAGTCATCCTACGATTGCTTCAAAGACTGATGCGCAGGATGGCAACTATGCTTTTCCTGTGACTGGAATTAAGCTTCTAGTCACATCTGGAAATGGTGCCGCAACAATGAGTGTTATTCAGTCAGGTATTTAAATGCCTTACGTTGGCTATACGGGGGTTGCAAACCAAGCCAATACAACTGATGGTTTTGCGTCTGGTGTTGGGGCTGCAAACGTGCCTGTGACTGATGGGTACGGCGAGAATGTAGGCGACGGCGGGGTTGTTGACTTGTATCAAGACGGAATTGTCGTCCAAAAGTATTACATAGCTGACGAAGGTAGCCCGGGGTACGTTTTACAAGAAGACGGTTCAAAGATTGTTCTGGAGTTATCGTAATGGCAGATCAGAAAATATCGCAGATGCCAGCAGCCAGTACCTTAACGGGTGCTGAGCTTGTTCCGTTAGTCCAGAATGGAGTAAACGTACAGTCAACTCTTGGAAATGTCAGGGCATTCAATAGCTCATACATAGCTGTAAGCAGCGACCAAGACCAAACAGGGAATGTGTCTGTTGGAACCGCCATGACGTTTACTTCAGCTGACGTTACTGATGGGATTACGCTTGTAAGCGGGTCAAGGCTTACAGTTCCTGACACTGGCGTTTACAACCTGCAATTTAGTGCTCAGCTAAAGAACGTAGACAATGGTCAGAATGATGCAACTATTTGGTTCCGTCTAAATAACGTAGACATTACAAATTCTGGCACTCAGATTACTGTTCCCGCGAGAAAGACTAGCAATTTGTTTGGATATGCGGTTGCCGCTTGGAACATATTCTTAAACATGAATGCCAATGATTACGTTGAGATCATTTGGCTTCCTGCGTCTAGCTCAGTAACACTTGAGCATTTGCCTGCAAGCGTTTCTCCTGCTTATCCTGCAATTCCTTCCGTTATTGCAACCATGAATCAGGTGGCCTAAATGCCAGCAAAGTCTAAAGCTCAGTTCAGGTTGATGCAGGCTGTGGCGCACAACCCGTCGATTGCCAAGAAGACTGGCATATCTAAGTCTGTAGGCGAGGAGTTTGTGTCGGCTACCAAAGCCCCTAAAAAGCTCCCTGAGCGCTTAAAAGACGGTGGCCCATCATTGGCTATAGGTAGGGGAGAAAAGCTCCCTGCAAGCCAAGGAGCAGGCTTAACGGCTAAAGGTAGGGCAAAGTACAACCGCGAGACTGGCAGCAACCTGAAGGCTCCTCAGCCGGAAGGTGGCCCACGTAAGGATTCGTTCTGTGCGCGTATGAGGCCAATAGCTGAGAAAAGCGAGAAAGGATCTCGTGCTCGTGCGTCCATGCGTCGCTGGAAATGTTCGGGGTTTTAAATGGCATATTCGGGAACAGTTGGAACTACCGTCATTGATGTCCAGACCCTGATAGATCATGGGGCTAGACGTTGCGGCAAGCTGGCAGAAGAGCTGACTTCTGAGCAGCAGCTGTCTGCTCGTCAGTCTCTTTTCTTTTTGCTATCTCATCTGATTAACCGAGGCATCCAATACTGGGCAATTAGCAAAAAGGTTTACGGCCTAAAAGCTGACCAGTACGTCTACAAGCTGCCTTTGGGTGGGGTAGATGCTTTGAATGTCTTGTATCGAACTATGGATCGTCCTACGGGCGATTACACATCATCGGCTGGTGGCGTAATTGAGAACCTCTATGACGACAACATAGATACTTACTGCCAGCAGACTTCCGCAAACGGAAACGTACAGGTGTTCTATGGAACTGATAATCCTGTTTATGTTGGCAGCATCGGCATTCTTCCTTATGTTGCTGGTGGTGGTTCAGCTACTTGGAGCATTACCTACGAATACTCCACTGATGGAATTACTTGGAGCACTCTCGAAGATGTGGGAGAAGTTGTTGTAACGGACAATGAGTGGCTTTGGACGGACATTGAGCCGGGGCAGACTGTTGAGTATTACCGCATTCGTGCTTACAACGGCACGACTTTGGCGCTTCGTGAATGGTTTCTTGGAAACAACTCCCGTGAGATCCCAATGGCTCGTCTGAACCGGGATGATTACACGAACCTGCCGAATAAGAATTTCACAGCAAACCAGCCGTACCAGTTCTGGTTTGACCGTACTATCCCGCAAGCAACTATTTACCTGTGGCCTGTACCTAGTGACCCGTTCATCCAGATGACTGTCTGGTACTCGCGGCAGATCATGGATGTGGGTGACTTGAGTGGGCAGCTAGAGATTCCTCAGCGTTGGTATGAGGCGACTGTAATGATGTTGTCTCACAGGATGTCTTTAGAGCTGCCGCAAGTTCAGTTAGATCGTATTGGATACCTTGAGAAGATGGCTGACCAGTTCTTAAGGGAAGCAGAGCAGGAAGAGCGCGATCGCAGCCCTGTTTACTTTCAACCCAACATTGGCGTATATACGAGATAATGCCTGTATTCCTTGACACTACTGGGGAATCATCTCTTGCTATCGCAATATGCGATCGGTGTCGCATGAAGAGAGCATTAGTGCAGCTTGGCCCAGACCCTAACTTTCCGGGTTTGAGAGTATGTGATCAGGGGTGTGCAGATCATTTTGACCCATATCGCTTGCCTGCGAGGAAGACAGAGCGCATTAACTTGCGCTTCCCTCGTCCAGATGAGAGCGTGGCGGTGAATGAGACTGGCATTACGGCTAATGCCCCGAATGAGTTTGTGTTGTCGCCAGAGCAGAATACGGCTACGCCGGAAAACGATGGCAATCTCGATAATTTGAGCACGAGTCCATAATGGCAAACATTCAAATTTCGCAATTGCCAGCCTCTAGCCCATTAACGGGTTCAGAGGTTGTCCCAGTCGTACAGAATGGAGTCACTGTTCGTACAACTACGGGTGCGATTGCGTCTGCTTCACAGACTGGTTACAGCTATCTGACGGTCAATCAAGAGCCTAACCTTGCCAATTCTCGGTCTTTGCAGGGTGGTACGGGCATAGGATTGACGGATGGAGGGGCTCAAAACCCTCTGACTATCAGTTTGAACGGCGCTTCTGGCAGTTTAGAGGGCGCTGGCACTGGGTTTATCAGCAAAACTGGTGGCTCTAACGTCGTTGCAAGGACTTTTACGGCAGTTGGGGGTGGAGTTTCCATCACAAATGGCGATGGAGTGGCTGGAAACCCGCAGATTTCTGCTGCTGGAGTACTTCAGGACATCGTAGACCTGTCTGGCACGGGCATTTTGGCTCTGAACAACAGCAATTCGGTCACGATGCTGGAGATTCAGGGCACTGCAGACCAAATTAACGTCGCAAGTGGCACTGGCCCGTCAGATCCGACCATTTCTATTGCTGCAAACCCTGTAATCCCGGGTTCAGAAGGCATGGTATTGCCCAAAGGCGATACTGCAGCTCGTGCATCTTTGCCGACTAGCGGAGAAATACGCTACAACACCGAATTAGGGGTGTTTGAGGGCTATTTATCGTCCAGCTGGGCTCAACTAGCCACCGGCTCAGGAAGCGGCTCTGTGACCTCTGTAGGCTTTTCTGCAGACGGTACTGGTCTTACTGTTGGCGGCAGCCCAATTACCTCTAATGGCACGATTACGCTGTCTGGAACGCTATTAGCGAACCACGGGGGCACAGGGTTCTCGTCGTACACCTCTGGCGACATGTTGTACGCCAATGGTACGAGCACTCTGACTAAGTTAGCGATCGGCAATACCAGTGATATTCTGATTGTTAGCAATGGTGCTCCGACATGGGTATCTGTTGGGTCAATATCGATTGGTAATGCGGCCTACGCCAGTCTTGCTGGTATTGCCAACAATCTGGCAAACGGTGCATCTAATCAGATTGTTTACCAGAGCGCCTCTAATTCCACTGCATTCATTACTGCCCCGAACACAGCTAGTACGTTCCTTAGCTGGAATGGTTCGAGCTTTGTTTGGTCTGCTGTTGCTGGTGCGGGTACGGTTACAAGTGTAGATGCCAATGGTGGAACGACTGGCCTGACCTTTACTGGTGGCCCGATCACAGCTTCTGGAAACCTCACTCTGTCTGGAGTAGTGGTTATTGCTTCTGGCGGCACGGGGGCAAATACAGCGGCTGGCGCAAGAACTAATCTTGGCCTTGGAAACATGGCGCTGCAGAGTGCTAATGTCACTAGCGTTTCCGACAATCAACTATTCCAATATTCGTCATCAGAGGCTGCGTGGAAGAACGTAGACCCGGGCAATGTGACTGTAGGCACGGCAAATATTGCAAATACAGCCGTTCTTGCCACGACTGCGAATGTTGCTGTGTCTATACAGGGTGGGGCTGGGAACCAGATTGTTTACCAGACGGGTGCTAATGCCACTAGCTTCATCTCTGCCCCTGTATCGTCTAATACCTTCCTGAAGTGGACTGGAAGCGCATTCTCTTGGGATAACGCGGCTTCTACTGCAGTCACAAGTGTTGATGTCAACGGCGGCACGACTGGTTTGACCTTCACGGGTGGCCCAGTGACCTCTACAGGCAACATCACAATGAGTGGTGTGCTTGGGGTATCTGCTGGCGGTACTGGATCAAATGCAGCCCCTACTGATGGTCAGTTGCTGATTGGTAACAACGTAGGATTTACTCTTGCGACGATCACTGCTGGATCTAACATAAACATCACAAATGGCCCCGGCACGATTACCATATCGTCTACTGGTGGAGGTGGCGGAAGCAATGTGAGCGCCAATACGGCTTATGCCTATGCTTGGTTCATTAGTTAAGAGGAAGCCATGAATTTAGTTCTGGACGCAACAACAAAATCGATTGTAGTAGCCATGTCTGGGGCTGCGGCTACCACTAACCCGGACTTTACTGCTGCATACGCTGACAATAACGGCACAAACTTCACAGAGGGCGCAAATGATGGTGCGCTTAATGGTACGAATAGTGTGACCTTAGTTGCAGCTCCTGCTGCTTCTACTCGTAGGACTATTAAGTCTATTACGATTGAGAATCGGGATACTGCAGCAGTAACATTGACGATTAGCTACAACAACAACAGCACGTTGAGAACGATTGCTAAGGTTACTCTTGCTGTTGGGGATACGTGGACTACTGATGGTTCTTATGACACGAACGGGAACCTAAAGAGTGTTGCAGGTACTGTTCCTGTGGCAAATATTGTCAATGGTTCTCAAGGTCAGGTTTTGATTGCAGGAGCTTCCACCCCAGAGTGGGGATCTATTGCTGGCGGTACATTTTAAGAGGTAAGACATGGCACAGGCTAATTTCACACCAGTTTCCCTGTACTACAGCACGAATGCTGCTGCAGTGCCGTTAGCTTCCAATTTGGTAAGCGGTGAGCTGGCAATCAATATTACTACTGGCACGTTGTACTACAAGGACAACAATAACGCCGTTCAGGTTCTAGCCAGCAAGACTGCTGCGAATGGAGTGACCTCCATTAGTTTTGGATCCACTGGACTGACCCCTAGTGCTGCTTCTAATGGAACAGTGACTGTTGCGGGTACATTGGTTATTAACAATGGTGGTACTGGCCTTTCAACGATTGGCGCGAATGGAACAGTGCTTACGTCTAATGGAACAGCAGCATCTTGGCAAACTCCAGCAGCAGGTGGAGTATCGGTAGGAAAAAGCATAGCTCTTGCGATGATCTTCGGATTTTAGTGGTTAAAATGGAAACAAAAAGACAGTGGAGTGCAGAAGCTAGAGCGGCTGCTAGTGCAAGGGCTAAGGCTAGATGGGCTGATGGTGAGAAAAGAGCTTTTTGGGCTAAGTCAATTGAAAAGCCACCCTGCTGTTCTGATTGTGGACAAACGGATATAGCCCAGTTCTATGTCGATAAGAACGGCAAAAGAACCAACAAAATTTGCAAAGAATGTCATAAAAAAAAGTGTTTAGAGCGATGGCATAAACGGCCTTGGTTGGATAGGTGGTCATCAAGGCATTATTTGTATGGTGTAACGAAGCAATTTTTGCTTGATTTGCATGAGCAACAACAGGGCAAATGCAAGATTTGCGGATTTGAACCACAAACTAATAGAGGTCTTCATGTTGATCACTGTCATACAACAGGTAAGGTAAGGGGTCTGTTGTGTCATGGATGTAATGTAGCAATTGGCTCCATGAAAGAAGATCCTCAAATTTTGTTAAACGCCATCGAATACTTAAGGAGTTTCCAAAATGGCAAATCCTAATATCATTAACGTAACGCAGATATACGGTCAAACAAACTTCCTGACTCCTGCGAACACATCTAACCTTGTTCTGATTGCTAATGCAGCAGGCTCAAGCAATGTATTCAAGGTTGATCAGGTGGTTGCTGCTAACCAGACTAACACTGCTGCGAACGCGACTGTGCTGATCTACAGCAACGGAGCGGTGAGTAGCGGTAACGTAGCTTCTGGTGGCACTGGCTATCCGATTGCATCGAACATTTCTGTTCCTGCATATGCTTCGCTGATCGTGATGGATAAGACTACTGCGACTTATCTGACAGAAGATCGTTCGATTGTTGTGTCTAGCGGCACGAACAGCGCAATTACCTTCTCTGTAAGCTACGAACAGATCAGCTCGTAAGGGGTAGCAATGGCACTTCACGGGTATCCCGGCAACATTATCAGCGCGTCTTCTCCGCTGTATACGCCCGGCTTTGCTTCGGGTATCTGGAATCTTGGCTCATGGCCTAGAGGGGTAA